CTCAGAAGGGTTGTGTATTGGAAAATCGTTCTTTTTACTCCCTACACGAAATACCTTTATCTGGTCTAATTGCCTCCCTGTCTCTGCAACAACGCGGTTCAAACAATGCAGACCGAATCGTCTCTCAGCCGGACAATGCCCTCTTTCTCAAGCGCGCGTAGATGCCCGCGAACTTCGGGCGGGCTTCTTCCGACCTCTCGGGCAAGAAACCCTACCGGGATCTCTCCTTTGTAGTTTCTCAACATGCGCACTATTGCCACATGTACTCCAGGGGACTTTTTCCGGTTATCAACGCGTGTGGGCATGGCCAGACTTCCTTTAATCCGATTATCCAATTATTCAATTAACGGGACTTACTATATTTAGTTAACCGATAAATCGATAGTAGTAACGACTATCGCCTCGATGCAACAAAAAAATAGTATTCTATTGGCTTGTTGGTGCAAGATGCACCGCTCTTTGCACCGGATTTTGCACCATCTATGCACCGATAAAATCATCTCCTATGGCAAATATAGGTACATCATGCACCGAGGAGATGCACCGTGCCAAGAGTCTATGCTCCAGTCGAATATGCTATTTTAGCACAGATCGATGCCGACGCCAAGGAAAAGGACATCAGTCGAGCTCAGTGGGTTAGCACAGCAATAGAATCATACTTGCACCTTGGAGGTGCAAACCCGGAAGAGATGCACCACGAGCTGGTGCAACTTCGCACCGAAAAGGAGCAAACGTGGCGAGAGATAACGCACCTTAAGCGCACCGAAGAGAAGGCCCGAGAAGAGGCCGCACAAGTAAAGGCCAGGGCGGATAAACTCCAAGTCGATCTTGAGCAGGCCAATATGGGCCTGGCCGGCGCGAGGGAGGAGCTGGCCGGGGCGAAAGTAGAAGCTGATAAGCTCCGCGAAGCCATGAACTTGAAAACTGATGAGATATCTTTCCTCAGAGGCCATGTAAGCCAGCTCACCCAGACCGTCAGCCAGCTAGCCTTGCCACCATCGCAGGAAGAGGCCAAAGCAAAGCACTGGTATCAATTCTGGAAATAAACAGAATATTATAATTTGTGTAGGCTCCCAGAATCAACGATCTCCCAGGCCAATGGATTACCGGACACGGCCACAGGAGCTTTAATGCTGTGGGATGGCATGGCAAGAGGCCCAGTTGCTGAGGTACATCTCCGAGAACATGCTCGTTTTCTGATAGTTAAAGATTTCGATTTTACCTTAGCCATGCCTAGAACTCAGCCTTCTCTGCAGGAGACTGCAACGGCTTCGATTTCTTGCGTGGTTTGCGCTTGGGTTTGAACGAGCCTGGCTCGTCTCCTGCCTTATATGTCCAGTATCCCTTTTCCTTGGACCACATTTATATCGCTCCTCCTAAGTAGTGCCCCGTGCCTGCATAGCGATCTTCGTTTATGTCTTCCAAAAAATGTATGCAATGCGGATGAAAAATATTCGCATCTTTCGCGTCCTGCAGAGAAGGGTACTCTTTTGACTTCCCGGAAATACTAACAATCTTCCCGGCCCAATCACGACAGGCTTGGCAGCTATTAGCCCGGACCTCTCGGGAGATCATAGCCAGGTCGTTGCCCCGGCCGTACATCGCATTCTCCACGGCCAGGTTGAACACGTTGCGGGCGGTGGTTATGGCCAGCATCTGAATGTAATCCGCCAGGCCTAGCTCCTTGCCGTCTATGGTCTTGTGGCCGATGAGGCCGCCCCGGAGCCCAGTGTAATCGGGCTTGACTTGAGATAATGTTGCCTTGGTGCGCCTCTTTTCAGCCTCGCCTAGGACTTCCTCGATATGTCTAGAAATCTGCGCGTCAACTTCCTTAAATCTATTCATTTCTTGTGTGGCCAGGGCCTGGGCGGCCTTGGCGTGTGGCCCCTCTAGCCTTCCGACGTTGGAGCCGGCCAGATAGAGTCCAGGGACCGCCACGCCGAGCCAGGAGGCGGCATTCTGCAGCAGGCCTCGCCGTATGCGGCTGGTCTCCGCCCTCATCTTGTCGGGCTGCTCCAGGTTTCTTGAGATGGAGGCCTCGATCTCCTTCTCGCCCTTCTTGTAGAGCAATGCGATGGCCAGGGCGGTCTCCTTGATCCTTTTGCGGGGATCCTTCTCCTTGCTGGTGGCCCTGACTGCCTTCTGGATCTCGGCTTCGGGTAGGATCCGGATCAGCTCTTCCTCGGGCCGGCCTGCTGCTCTCCAGAGCTTCCGCTTCAGTGTAGCCACATTGTAGCCTAGCTCTGCGGCTTTCTGCCAGAAGGAACGGGTGAGCAGGTCATACCGGGCCTGGGCTGTGAGATCAGCATCCGTCAGGTAGCCGGTGCTGCGGATCAGGCCCAGGAGTTCGTGATTCATTCATAAAACCTATGGGGTGCAGGGGTAGCGGAGACCCGCGACTTCAGTCGTGGGAGGAGCGTACCCCGCTGAGTTGCCTTCGCGGTTGACCTTATTGATCCAAATTTACGGGCACATCGTTCAACCTCATCAGGCTCGATATCTTTTCGATTTAAAATTATCGTGTTCAAGCCTCCTGCCCCATGATCGCATCCAATGCGCTCTTGCCGTCCAGCAGAGACTCGAGGGGTGCGTCACCGTGCTCCTGGAGAGTCTCATCTACCTCTTGCTCTACGTAACTTGGTAAGCCGAGGTTAGATATGATCGTATCACGAATGCCGGCTTGCTTATCAAGAGCCCAGCCGGCCTTCTCGAACAGGCCTAAGATGGCCACGACATCCTGCGTGCTGATCGGCACTATGGGATCATAGACTATCTTTGGTTTTGGTTTGCCCTTCTCGAACTCGAACTGTGGGTTGAGCTTGAATAGCTGTCTCACTGCCTGCTGGTTGATCGACTCCCTGAAGGCCGTGAGCGTCGCATCTACCGCAAGCGTGAAGTTGTCGGTCTTGTCTCTGGAGAGCGCCAGGGAGCCCGTGCCGCCACCCATGCCGAGAGCCTGGAACTCTGTCATAGTCGAGATAAGGATGGCCTTGGCTTCTGCTTCTATCGATGCTGTGATGTGGCCTATGATGTCTGCGCCCATGGAAGGCTGGAGGAAGCCTATCTTAATCTGGGGCTGGCCGTTCTGGTCCCAGATCTGCGGCGTGATCACCCATTTTTGCTTATCCTGGGTGATATTCTCCATGGTGTCCACCAGGCTCTGGTAAGATGCCATGGCCTCGATGGCGGCCTGGTTGGTGGGATCGGCCTGTAGGAACTGAGGAGCATTGGCAATGTTGGCCGGCACCTCTACCCAGGGAATACCTGCGCCTCCGCGCTCTGCTATGACGTTTCTGAGGTCCTCCATAATCTTCTTGGTCCTCCAGGATCGCCAGGCAGAACGCAGTATGGATCTGCCTTCTGGCGAGTCCTTACCGGGCTCTGCCCTGAGCAGCACGATCTTTTCGAGGGGGATGAATTGGGTTTTCCAGTCGGGTGCAGCGAGCTGTGTCATCCCGACGAGCCTCGTCACGTCCAATGGGTCGTAGTCCCAGTGAAGGATTGTATCCGGAGACCTAAAGGCCAGATTTGCCCAGCTTATAGCTCTGTCATCGAAATTAGATGAGTATCTGTCGTCGTCCTGCTCACCTTGCCGAATCTTGAAGATCTTCTCAAAGATTGAAAAGCCGAACTGTAATGTAGGCTTAGCTGCTGTGGCTATAATGGTCTGCCAGGAATGTTGCATGTCGCCCATGCAGGACTCCAGGAACTCAGCCGAGCCGTTCTCCTTGTTCTCATCGTTTCCAGGGTCAACGTGCCAATTTGCACGGCGAATGAACATTGAATACGCATTAAGCGCGGCTCCACAATAAGCATCATTGTCCCCCATCTCCTGGTAGACCAGCCAGAGGTTGCGGCCCGCCAGCTCAGGGAGATTGTCTCGCCTGATCCACCCTGGCATGTAGTACTGCAGGCCAGGACGCCCGAGCTGCTGCCGGACGAGAGCCTTCGGACTCTGATTAAACTTCGGATAGATGTTTTTCAGGATCGGCCTGAGAAACTGAGGGATGGAGACCATGTAGTACTTCCGGGCAATATTTAAAATTTGGTTAAAGAGT